ACCTTCTGCTCTACAGATCGCATAGCAGCGTTTGCACGACGTTGATCCAAAGCTGCACCAGTTAGCTGCGAAGCTTGGATCTCGTCCAAGTTATAGCCGTAAGAGATACCTACAGACCGAACCGGAATGGTTGTTTCTTTACCGGCAACGTCTGCACGAGGCAAGTCGTCAGCATAGGCTTGGATAATCTTAGCCGCGCCTACTTGATCATAAGTACGGTAAGTGATTGAAGTAACACCCGGACCACCTTCGTTGGAAACGGGGAAAAGGCTACGCCCCTGAAGTTCAGGGTACTGAACATCATAGCTACGTGCTTTAATGTGCTCCAACTGGCGCTGGAAGAAGAACGCGCCGTCAGCATCCAGGATACCGTTGTTAATAGCTTGACTAATAGCACCGTCAAGTGTGGTTTTGGTCGGCCCTTGTACAACGGCATAATGTGCGCCGTCAAACTGTACAATGGAGCCGTCACGGAGTTTCAATTGCTTCATTTTATTGCTCCTTATGAGCCAGCGGTTACGGCGGAAGTTGAAAGACGTACTACAGCCAGCTCACCAGCTACGGCGGTAGTTTCCCAAGAGGCACCATCAAGGCTAGTACTACCAGCACCAGCAGCGCCGGAGTCCAGAACACCTGTGCCGTCGGCATAATTAACAGCGTCACCGGGTACACATCCAGTAGGGCATACTGCCCAAATATAACCGCTACGCATTACACCGGCTGTTTCTTTGGCATTCCATTGGATAGCACCAGCAGTTCCGCCTTCTTTTTCAAGTGAGCGAATGGTAATACCCAGGAAGTCGGCGGAAGCAGCGGGAACAATTTGCTTGTCGGCATCTGTTCCGCGAGTTACTGCAACACCAAACGCAATACCACCGGCTGTTTCTACCGCACGAGATACGATGTCATGAGGCGCTTGAGCGTAAATAAGACCGGCGTAAGCCTTGTCTTGACGGATATCATAAGAAGTTTGTGCGCTCATTATTTAGCACCTCCTTTCCAAAGGTTACGGTTCCGCTCGAGCATTTTATCACGGGCGATAATATGAACCGGGCGATTGTCTTCAACTTTGCTGTCTTCGGTTGTAACTTCCTGACGGAAAGCATTGTCTAGGTCGTTAGTACCTTGTACGGATTCGGCCAGGATATCAAAACGGGCTTGGATGTAATCTGTAGAAACAGAGTCCATCTGCACGTTTGCACACTTAGCCGCGACCGCCTCTTTCATCAAACTGGCGTTGTCCTTACCTTCCCATTCAACTTCGGGTAGGATCTTACGAACCTTATCAACCAGTTCAGTACGCGCTGCAACCAGCTTGTCCAGGGCGTCAGCCGTTGGAACCTTGCTTGTTGCGTCGTCAAGTTTGGCCTTCAAAGAATCTTCGGTTTTCTCAGCCGCTTTTTTGGCCTCTTCCGCTTCATCTTCTTTAGCTTTCTTCTCTTTCTCAATTTCTTCGGCTGACATTTCAGCATCCGACAAGCGAGTGTGCAGTTTACCAACCGCTTGAGCCGCCTGATCGGATACTTCGTAGTCAACCCCATCAATGGTAATTTTAGCCATTTTGGGTATGTCTCCTAGGTTAGGAAGTTGGTCGGCTACTCTACAATCTCTTCCAGCGCGACCACGCTCTACAATAGCAATGTGATTGCCTTTTATATTCCTCTGAACGGCATCATATTGTTCACCGTCCTGAGAAACACCGGGAGTCCAGTCTATATCTGCTGTATAGCCGTTGGACAATTCTACTTTGCCGCTCTCTACATCTTCTATAGCTTTAGCGTCAATAATAAATAAGTCTGTTTTTGAAAAGGAACCATCGCGCGTAACGGCTGGTCCAGCATGGCCAACCGAGTATTCTTTAGCGTTAGTGGAATCAACAAGCACAGGGGGATGGCCGTTAGTCATAGGCTTGTTACTGAATGAGCTTAAAGATAAGTCTGAGAACACTTCTTCCTCAGGCCGATATACCCTAATAATATCATCGGGCTGGCGGTCTTCAGCGCCCATCTCACCAGCTAGATACTCTTGTATACCAATGCGAGATATCCTTGCTGGTACAACAAGAAATCCTTCATCGGTATACTTACGTTCTGAGTTTATATCCAGTCTGTCTTTGAGAAACATCTGTTACCGCCTTCTGGGTTTAGACTATAATAGTTCATATTCTAATAAAAATAAACACCTTGGTACAATACAGCCTCCAAACTACACTTTAATTATCGATTGCGCTACGCAACGGCACTGAATGTCCTGTCCAGGATGTCCTGTGTCTTTTGGTGGATCATCCCATCGGAATGTTTTACCGTTCTTACTTTTGTGGCTATCTCTTACTCTTTCGTCACCTGCTGTACGCCATATATATTCCTCAACTCCCAGGTTCTGTGATCGTTGCTGGTTAAGCGCGGAGTTTAGCTTAGATGTCTGATCACGCGCTATTAACCTAGCCCTTTTCTCTGTACTGTGACCTAACTTGGTTATCTGTTTAATCATTGAGGTAGCATCGCGACCCTGCACTGTACCCCTGAAAACAATACCTTCTATCTGCTTAAAATACTCCTCAGGTATTGTCTTTATCAATGCCACATTCTCTTTGGTTGTGGAGTACATTATATCCTCCAAACCTTCGTTCTGTAGTACGTTGTTCAGGTTGACTCCAATAGCGTTTTCCATTGCCTTGTAAAACCGCTGTTTGTTAGCCTGATCAACTCCCTCAGCAAACCCGGCGCTCACTATAGCAGCGTTGCGACCAATGTCCACATAGTTGCGCTTTATGTTCTCAAACACCTGCTCTAAGGTCTTAGCATAGGCGTCATTAACATACTCCGGCTGTAAGCGTCTAAGAACAGGTATCAGTTGTTCGTTTATGTCTGTTCTTAGGCGCTTAGCTATACCCTGTAACCACTTACGATACTTCACCTCCGGTCCCTTGGGGTTCCTCACTGGATTCGCTTTCTTCTTCTTCTCCAGCCTGTTCTTCTTGTTCGTTTCCAAGTTCAAGCTCGTTGGTATCGGGTTCAAAGCCATTAGTGTATTCCTCTAACTCATCAATATGTTCGTCGGTTAGGTTAGTATAAGTTGAATTCTGCTTTAGCTCTTTAGCTATGGTATACTCTGGGACAACACCTTTGTCCAAGTATATCTGGTCACGCTGAGCAATAATAAAGTCCGTATCGGCTTGCTCTTTAGGTGTCATCTGGAACAATGAATTAAACTTATAATCCAGGTCGGCTTCGTCAGGTATACCAAGGCTCTTCGCCATTATAATATCAAAGAAGTCCAGCTTAGGCTTATAGTCCTTGGACTGCTTGGAACGTATAACGTCGTAGTAGTTTTTCATGTCGCCTTCGCCGGTCGCGTTTAAGCCGCTTGCGGAGCTACCTAACAGCCGCGTAGCAGGTACGTCACTAGCACCCGCTAGGAACAAAGCATGAGCATTAAGGAGGTCTGGGATGCTAGCAAAACTGTTCTGCTTCTTATCATACTTTTCATCAATATCTAGCACTAGCATATTGTTGAAGCTTTTCATCATATCTGCTAATGTAAACCGTTTCTGTAACAGCGATGTTCCTTCAGCAGTCTGTAGATAACCCATTAGGTTCTTAACCTGCATCACATCTACGTTACTCTCATACACCATACTAGCGGAACCCGCTGCAATGGTATTGAAGTTAGTGAGCGCTTCATATATGCGATCTAGCACCGAATCAGACATATAGTTGTTACGCTTAAACTCATCAAACGGCAACTTAACTGCGTCAAACCTTATTACCCGAGTATGGTGTATCTTAACGTTAGTGTTAACAAAGCGATAATAAACTGGCATACCGTAATTCGGGTCTAACGGGTTTTCAATTGGTTGCAGGTCGGCTCGGTCTATACGATGGCGGTCAACAACTTTAATATGTTTCAACCCACCTTTCCTAACCCGGTTAAGGTTTAGCGGTTGGTCTACAGGTTGGCCGTCATCAACATTAATAACAATAAACGAGGTTCCGTAAAGCCGCGCCCATTTATGAGCCTGATTAAACGCATCGGCCAAACCAAGACGCTCTTCCTCTTCTACCAATGCGCCAACGGTTTCGGGTTCAATGTCCCCGCTAAAGTAGCGCCATTCCCGGGTCATGTCATCCGGTATAATGTCAACGACCTTACCCGCTAACCAGTCCGTACGGTATAACGCGTTGAGCTCCTCCTGCATACCATCGGCAGACAACCGCTTAGAGTTTACAAAACGCGAGTGCGATCGTTTGTCTTGGTTAGTACCAAGCTCAGCCACTAGGTTTTCCAGGCTGTCGTTTAGCGCCGTTTGGTCAGAGTCCATGATATGGGCTTCTTGGTACGTGTTTTTGTCCACTGGCTTATCCCCGTTGTTGATAATTTAGGTTAATGATTACTATGGTTACGTTTTTGTACGTTATATACCCTTACACATTTTGTATTTTATATTAAAATTTACATACGTATTACCCTGACTGAATAATAGTAACCATAGTACTCATTTTGTCATGCCCCTATGGCGTTAGAGCTATATAGCATATCCTCAAAGACAATTAGGTCCTCAACTGCATCCATTGTAGGGTCTATTTGATCGTCGTGCTTATGGGTCATCAGCGGAGTAAACTTACGGAACTCCTCTTTATAATCGTTGATCCAGTCCACATCAAGAGGTAAGAATATATAACCGCTAGCGAAGTATTTAACAACACCCATCGCCCTAAACACTTTGTCTGTATTACGTTGGATAGGCTCAACGGGTATCATGTAATTCTTTTTAATGGATTGTATAAGGGACGAGCCTGAACTCTTATCCTCTATTTTAACAACGGTAGCGCCAAAGGGTTTCCGTAAACTAGGCTTCCATTTGTTCCAAAACTCAACTAGCTTAGATTCCAATTCAGGCGCTTCCCACTTACCTCTAATCTGATCTAGTAGGTATACGCCCTGATTAGGTACTCGACCCCAGCATTGGAACACGCTGTAGTCGTTATGTTCCTTGGTCTTCTGCGCTGTATCCCCGTATATACGTATCATGTCCATACCCGCTGGTACGGCTTCGTAATACTTCCAGTATCGGTCCTTGAACATACCTCCGCCAGCCGGGGAGGGGTTTTGCTGCATTTGACTTGAAAAAGTATAGGGGTCGCCTGTTTCAAGGGTATGTAGTTGAGTTAAGTCGTGTTTGAACGGCCATAGAGGAGCTCCAACGGGTATTTTTAGGGGTACTAGCCCAACCATAGCCTCGGCGCTAAAAAACATACTGTGGTCCGCCGTGGAGCGCTCTAAGGATCCCGTTTATATTTATAGGAATCCCATGCGTATATTCTTCCGGGTAAGGCTT